CTTGAACCTGTAATCTGATAAAACGGTTTTAAAGTAGAAGGCTGATTATCACGATAGGTCGTGACTATACCGCCAGATAGCGGTGCTCCCGAATCTTTATCGACGAAATAGCACTCTGCTAAGTCCAAGGGAATATAATGTGGGTCAATAGCCATCGCAAATCCTTTGCTTGTAATTTCGCCACTATATCCGTATAATGGCCTTATATTAAATTTGGAGCTAACTTATGTCAGGTACATGTGAATCTATTGTTATAATGGCATGTCTAGTATATCTCATCAATGACTTCTTCGGCTAATGATGGCTCGTGACCCCTCTATATCCAGAGTAATAAAGGCCATATTTAGCTAATTTTTTAATCTTGGCTATGGATTCTTCACGAGCTTTAGTTCTGGCCTTGAGTTCTCGTTCAAGAGATTTAACTTCGTGCCCCGCTTTCTTCTCAATAGCTATTTTTTCAGAAACAGCTTTCTCTGCTTTCTCATGAGCCGCTATTTCAGCTTTAAGCTTTGTATGCTGTTCCTTCGCTACCATGCGTTCTGCTTGTTCGGCTGCCTTTTCACCAAGTGCTTTGACGAGGGCCTTGTGCTCCGTTTCGATTTCAGCGGCACTGGCCTTAATGTCCTTATGCGCTGATAAAGCATCTCGGAAAGCATTAACATGATCTTGAACCTTACTTAGGTCTTTCAAATAAGGAGCGACATTTTCATGAGGATTGAGCAACCGATTAAAAGAGCTTTCCTTTTCGAATGACTGGCCTAAAATCCATTTCTTCAAATCTTTCGAGCTTCCTACGAGAGCATTTAGAAACTCATTTCCAGCCGTAGTTCCCGTCAACTTAGTCAGCGTATTAGGAGGAAGCTTACCTTCTTTAAGAACATTTCTGCTGATTGGATTCACATCTCTGAGTTCTGTGAATTTACGCCATACTTGATTAGCATCCTTAAGATTCTTTCGCATCTCTGGGTCGCCAGTTTCCTCAAGAATTTCTGCCAATTTATTAGCTTGCTGCTTATATTGATGAGCAATATCTAAAGCTTTAGTCTTCTGTTCCTCATTCAACTTTCTTCCATAAACAGAATCTCTGGCATCCGCAGCCTTCTTCTCCAAAGTTCTGTATGTATCTAAAACATCTGCGGCGGAAATAGTTTCATTCTCAAGAGCTGTCATATGATGAGAAAGCGCTTGAACTTCAGGAGTGTCGAAAGCATATCCAGGTAGTTCTTTATCAGCAGCTTGAAGAGCATCTATCGCCGACTTCACTTCTCTAACTTTGTCAGCATTATCAACTGGGATAGAAGCTGTCTTATAGGTATTTTTAATATCCTCGTACATCTTATTGCCAGATTTCCTGAGCTTCTCAATTGCTTCTCCAACAATCTTTCCTCCATGTCTAGCATGTTCCTTACCATGTTCCAGAGCCTTTCCAAGTTCAGTCTTAGCTGTATTAATATCTTCAGAAGCTTTAGTAACCAGAGCTTTAGTATCTGGAGCTTCCGGCGCTTCAGGAACATGTTCTATAGGCAGATTGGCTGTATTCTCAAGTCCTGCTGCTTTATGTTTCTTTACATTAGCATTCTCGCGCTGAGATATAGGCTCAGTGCCTCCAATCTTAGTGCCAAACTGAGATGAGAATTCATCGCGAAGTTTATCTTCTAAAAGTTGTACCTGCTCTTTGCTAAGATTATGCTCTTCCTTGGCTGTCTCTAAAGTAGCATCCAGAGCTTTAAGAGCTTTGCCTTCTCTGACAGCGTTAATTCCTTTGCTTATTAGATTAGCAGATGGAACGGCTACTGAAGCTATATCAGGCAATGCGCGAATAAGCTTTCCACCTTCTACTGGCTTACCTAAACCTAAAGCTCTCTCAATACCCATGTCTTCTGGAAGATGAGGTATAAGATCTGAAAGTGCGCTAATATGCTTGTTAGTTCCTGGAATCTTAACCGTGGACGGAAGATGCTTAGTCAAAAATTTAGATAAGTCATGAGTCGCATTAAATGCAGATTTTCCAAATTCACCAACTCCAGCTAAAGCTTCTCCAACAGCACGTATATTATGTTCTTTAGAAAGCTTACTTGATTTCTCAAATTCATCTGGTAAACCTCGAACAAATCCTACGCCGCCTTTTAAAGTGCCACCTAAATTCTTCAAAGTATCTGATAATAAAGCTTTGAAACCAGTTTGTTCAGGGGCTGCCTCCGTTGGCTCTTCAGTGCCTTTGGCATTCAATGGACTTGGCGCCATCTCAGATTGATGTTGTAATCCAACTGCTTCATAAACTTTTTCTTTAGGTAAATCAGAATAAAATTTACGATGAAGTGAATCTGCAAGCTCAACATCCGACATGTCATTATATTCAGGATGCTTCTGGCGAATATCAACTATAGTAAACATTATCGGAGTCCTAACGGGTCATTACCCGTATTTGAATTTGAATGACCGACATTAAGTTTACCGTAATCATTGATAGCATTATTATACTTATCATTAGCCTCTATCAGCCATTTATCCATATAACGATTCATAGCAGCATAAGCTTTAGGACTCACCGTAGATTGAAGCAGATTTAAATTGCCAAGAGACTTATCTTGCAATTCACGAAGGGCCTCGATACCAATGTTTCCTCCAGCAACTTTAAGTCTCAGAGCTGCTAATTCAGGAGCAAGTGCTCTAGCTGCAAGTACTTTGCCTTGAGTCTCTGGGTCATCATCTTTAACTGCATCAGCAACTTGGTCTAATGAGAAACCACCAATCTTGTTCTGGTATTTGCCTAATCCTTCTGCCACATGCTTATCTAAAGCTCCAAGCTCTTGAACAAAAGCGCCTCTACGCTGAGTTTGCTTGATATTCTCAGCACCAACAGGATAGACAGGAGTGATATCATTGACTTGAAGATCTTTGGCTTCTGCAAGCTCAGTCAAAGTCTTTCCTTGGGTAAGAGCATTCTCAGCTTCAATGGGGTCATATCCCATTCCAGTAGTCATAGCTACTGCACGCTTCTTCTCATCAGCAGGAAGGGTTCTAAATGCAAGGCTGTTCTTATAAGCTTCTTTGGAAGAAGTATTAGTTTTCTTGGCATTTTGTCCTGTTTCAAAAACTTGTTTCAAAGCTTTAACCCGAGGATGGTCTGCACCGAGTTGAGATTCTAAATTTAAAATATATTCCTGATTGGCTACATCTCCAGAAGGTTTCAAAGCTGACCCTGTACCAACACGATTCGCCTTATTAATCTGCGCCTGAGTCAATTGCTTCTTCAAAGCCCATTCTTCAGGCATATGCTTCAGTGTCAGCTCCTTGATAGAGTTAGCGAGCTTCTCTTCGTGAGCCTTGCGTTCCATGCGAGCTGGCTCTTGGCCAATCTGATATCCCTTCAAAGCATTCTCGAAGACATCTGCCCATGGGGATGCCTGAATAGGCTGCTTACTAAAGTCAGTGAAGTTAATAGCCATTAGCCACCTCCGAACATATCTGAACCTAAACCACCGATTAAGGAACCGCCTCCGCTAAAATAACCACCTGCGCCAACTCCGAGGGCTTTAATCAGGGCTTGGACGATGGCATTCTTATCCGAATTCTTCTGCGTCTGTCCTTGGAAGGCTAGGCCACCTTGCTGATTGAGAGCGTTGCCAAGCGTATCAGTAAGACTTCCAGTGGCATTGAACCCTCGATTTGAAACAGTTTGCTGACCAGCTTGACCTTGGCCAAAGACGCTTAATGCATTTTGAAGATACTGTTGCTGGTCTTGAGAAAGAAGTCCTTGAATAGCTTGACCCTGATTCAATTGGTCAAGCGGAGTTCCAGCAACTCCACCAGCGGCTGCTGTGGCACCAAGTCCCTTCGTCAAAGCATCTTTCTGGAAATTATAGCCTTCAGAGGTCTTATAATTCTTCATGAGATTATCAATGAATGCTTGAGGGTCTGAAGTCATCGTATCGTACTGACTATTGAGCTTAGTATCAACAGCTTGACCTTGCTGAATGTAAGGGTCATAGCCTTGATGAGCGACATTAGGAATCTGATTGAGATACTTATTAGCCGCATCTGCTGGACTGCTATGGTGTCCACCACCGAATATCTTACTTAGTATGCTCATCTCATATCCTTATGGGTAAGCTGTAGTCGAAATCTTTTTCAATGCGCCACTAATCTTGACTACAAGAGTTGGTGGAGATGCGTCAATGACGTACCAAAGAGCGCCATCAGGTGGTAAATCTATAGTCGCGTAGCCCATCAATATTGTCAGATTAGCATCTGTAATCTGGGGAATTGTCCATCCATTGTCGCTCAATCCATTGCGCAACACATTATTCAATTCATCATTATACATCTGGAAATCAGCGGTTAGATAGCCATTGTCATCGACTGCCTGTGGATTCACGAATGTTGGAATAATCATTGGTATAACTCTAACACAGCATTCGCAACTACAATATCGCCCATACCCCAGAAACGCATCTGAATAGTAAAGAGATTCGCTTCGCCAAGTTTGCTAAATGTAGGCATGTTCTTATACTGTCCTGTCACATGAAGGTAGTAGGGAATAGGATTAGAGTATGTGCTGCCACCGTTCTTACTGAAACTTACATCCACAAAAGGTTCTTGAGATGGCAAGAAGACGTCTGGGTCAACTCCATTGGCAATCGTAAATCTGAATCGATTAACTATGAATCTTTCAGAACCTGGAAGTCTAAAGGTATCGCACTTTCTGATTCTAGGAATGTCATAGATAGTTCCAGTCTGCGTAGACATCGTAGTAAGTGTTGTACTGATATTCATCAATGCACCTTGCTTCAAAGAGGCAAAGTATACTAGGTTATTAAAATAAACCATCTGTCTTGCAGGAAAATAAGTGAAATCCCAATCTGTCAAATCATAAAACTTATTGGTCGTGAAGTCATACATAATAGTAAGATTATCTTTCTGATTAAAGAAGGTCAGGATATAGAATACATGGCCGTCTTGCCGATAGAACATCGCTGTCGACTGAGAAGGAAATTGGATAGCGCCTAGTAGAAAGTCGATACCATCTGTTGAAATTCGCTGTGCCTGACCACCCTTCATAACCATGATTGCGGGAGATGACTTCTCATTAATCCCTAGCCAGCAAACAAGGTCATCAGATGCGGCGATAGTAGAGACACTTGCTACGCCATAGTCAATGTTAATAGAACTCTGACGCTGATAAGTTTGAATACCCGCAACCTGCGTCCAAATCTCAGCAACTGTAGAGCCTAGCACTAAGAGATTATTACCATGACTTGGAATGCGTATTGCAGCTAGAGCAAAGTCTGGTTTGGTTTGAAGGGTAAGAGTTTGAACCCATGCCAACGTATATGGCGCAGTACTTGGAGGCGTAAATCCGCTCTTAAATACATACCATTGTGAACCACTCGTATCTTTATTGGCATTACCAAATATGAAGAAAGTATTCTGGTAGGTTACATAATTGGGAATGAAGGCGCTGAATCCAGTCCCCATTACTGCTGGTTCCATATTTCCAAGAACTGAATAATTGTAAATAAAGGGAACCGGACTAATTCCATCTACCATGACGACCTGAGAACTTAGATTCTCATCGAAGAAGACTTCGCCAGTGGAAGATGAAGGAATAGTAAATATTTCTGTAAAGCCTAGATTTGGCTCAATTCTATAGACCTTATTATCAATCGCTATTAGAACGAAGTTGCCGCGCACAGAATGGAATATGCCACGACCTTCCTTGCCAAGTGGTGCAATATTACGTGAGTTCAGATAGCCAGAGAAGTTGACTAACCAATCGTCACTGATGAACATATTCCAAGTGCGTTCCTCGCTGATGAGAGGATGCCGACCGAAAATTGAGCTACCAACCACTTTAACCGGCACTTCCTTGGCGTTTGGAGTCGATATGGCCATCACCAACTCCCCAATAGATTATGTCTCGGCTGGATGATGCTGAGTGATGTAGGTAATAGCTTTCTTGAGAAGCTCAATATCATCTTTAAATTTCCCTATCGCTATATTACATGCATGACAAAGAAGTCCACGAACTTTTCCTGTAGAATGACAATGGTCAATCGAAAGACGTCTAGGCTTCTTGTCGCTAGATCGGCCATCTATACAGGTTTCTTCATTGCCACATATGGCACATTTATTCTTTTGCTCTTCTAATAATTTAGCATAATCATTAAGGGTAATTTTTCTAGCATTACAAACCTTAATTAAACTAAGCAAATCGCCCTGATTCTCACGTTTATTCTGATATTGCTTTTTATAAATCTCATCCCATTTTTCAGGATTTGCAGCTCGGTCATTAGCCATTTTGGCATTGAATTCTGGTCTATTGCCATTACGTCTAGCATTAGCGCTTTCTCGATGACATAATCTGCAAACACCGTGTCCTTGGCCGCTTAATTTAATTTCTTCTGCGCTAAGCTCCCCGTGCTTCTTGCAAACAATGATAAATTTTCGTTCTGCTATTTCGCCACATTGGCCGCAATGAACGATTTTATCAATACCTTTTCTAACCGCCTTCATTCCAGCATCTGATAATCTGCCATGCGTCTTACATTCATAATATCTGTATCTCATAATAATCTCCTATTAAAGAGATTATTTTAATGCATATTCCATCCTAGTTCAATAATATATTGTCATATTCACGACACCCAACCTTTCCCAATATTCACTTGTGCGTAATTAATGCCCCCTCTGCGCTGTAATGAACTCAATTTGGTCAATCTCATGTCAAGAACACCACTCTTCTTCTTAATTCCATCCTCGTACTTAGCTAGAGCCTTAGCTACTCCTGGAGGTACAGAATAGTTGTATTCAGCACAGAGACGCACGGCTAACTCGAATTTAAGAAGATTGATATAGAACCTATCAAGGGTTAAGGAGAGGTCTTGATTAATCGCTACCTCTTGAAGCCTAAACGTACCCCAGATAGTCAAAGGAAAGTTCTGGTCTGGCAGGAAGTAGATATACAGATTTGCACCACCGAAGCAGCGTTCTATGTGCCAGCTTCCTGGGAGGGATTGAATATCATTAGCCCGTGATGTTCCAAAGTATTCACGTCGACCACGAGGCTCAGTCTGATACCTAACTGTATCTATAAAAAAGACAAAGGTATCAACGTTAATCAAATTTGGAATAAAATACTTCTCTTGACCTATCACAGCGGCGAAGTCAAGTTCTGAGTAATAGGGGATAAGACCGTTGTCAAAGGTCTTATCATCTATTAAATCATTCAAGAACTGCAAACCGTCCGTGGCTTGCTGGCCTGACACGGTTTCAAAACCCCTAGAGACAATACCAGACTCATAGTAGGCATTGTTAATCAGTTGTAAAGTCGTGTAGGCCATGGCTCATCCTTGAGTTAGGGGCTTATAAAGATACAGTGTAACTTGCTACGTTAAGAGCTGCTGCTTCACTTGAAGATGCGCTCGTAACTTTGTACTTAATCTCAGGAGCGCCACTATACAATTGAGCTAACACAGTTGCGTTTCCAGTCATATGCACACTAGTTACCTGGCCAGTAATTTTCACAGCATCACCAGTTGAGTTGTAACCTTGCAGATACAAAGCATCACCAGCAGCATTACCAGGCAAGAAGCTATAAGCAACTGAAACAGAAGTGCCATCGACAGCAGGTACAAATTCTGTCAAATCTACGCCTGTGTAACTTGTTGCAGCACCAGCAGTAACTGAGGTCGCAATCGGAGCATCGTAAGTGAAAGTACGTAAGCTACTATTTCCAGCAGACCAGTAACCTAGTAACAGATTTCCGCTTCCATCAGTCGTTGCGTAGCCAATCAGACGGTACATGTCATAACCATATGGAATCAATGGAGCAGACTGACTAGCTGACAGAATTGCTGAACCTAGATTGACATTCATACTATCGCCAAGGGCATAAACGCCATAGACAGTTGAAACGGCAATCGTACCTGTATCAAGACCACCAGCACCTTGAACAGCAACGTTAATGATTACCGGGCCTGAACCAGCAGCTACAGGTTCTTCACCAGTACCAGTTTGCGCAACGTTCAATGGCAAGCCAACGCTAATGTCATTTTGGTTAGTAGAATCACGGCAAATACCGACCGCAACTTGAAGTTCAGTGGCTGATACCCAAGAGATACCCAAGCCATTGATGTAAAGATTTGGTGCATTTACTACTGGAGTTCCTATAGACATTTAAGTCTCCTAAAGTTTATCGTTCTTATGATGCTCTGCGTGATGCCAAGAGCATAACCATCTTATCTCTAAAGGCTTGCTATAATCATCATGATGCGCTTGGGCATTAATTTCACCACAAACTTCACAAGGGCCATACAAGAGAATTCCTTGCCGAAGAGCTGCATGAGTATGTCTTCTGCATTCACGCTTCATAGCTTGGTCTGCATTATCTGTGAATCTAGCTATGTTGCGTTGCCTGTCTAACTCTACCCATTCAGGATTCTGCTTGTTCTTCTCTCTTAGTATGCGCTTGCTTTCATTAACACAGAAGCGGCAGTAAGCTTCATTAAGATTCTCTTTAGTACGCCCACATTTACAGATTGGATTTCTCCCTTGTCTACGTGGCGCCGAACCAGATGCCTCTCTTTTCTTGTGATATGCAGTCTTCAATCTTTCAAGCTTGCACTTCGCACAATAACTACCATCCATGTATCGCTCTTCTTTATCCGCTCTACATATCTTGCACTTAGGGTCACGGCCTGTTCCCCATGCTGGTAATCCTAAATCGGCTCTCTTCTGCGCTTTTCTAGCTCTACGCTGTTCGCCTGTACATTTGCCACACCATGACTCCTTAACATAAGAGCCTTCTTTTAAAGCACCACACTTACTGCAATTTGGTTTAGATGAACCTCTACCCATTAATTTCCCCTAAATTAAGTTGAAATACTTTATAACATACTTCAACTTAACTTAATATGGATAAATTACAATGGGAAAATTACGGACATACAATATTCTGGAACCGCGGTACTGCCCCAAATTGCGTCGTGCACCATCCCTCTTTGGTTTTGACCGAACAGGGAGCCATAATACATACGAGTACTAACCGCAGTATCAGGGTCAATCTCATTCGCAGTCGGGAACGGAACTTCCTCTGGCAGCATTGGCATAGCTAAGAACAATGGGTCGCCAGAAGTAATCATACCCGCTCTGTGAGATGGCAACACGCTTACTTGCATTCCAGGCTGAATACTCTCGGTCAAGTTCTGAGTATTGCCAGCGGTAGCTTGTAAAGGAGGATAAATCGCAACAGTTACGTTACCACCAGAAGAAGCTGCGTTAGCAGTAGCTCTGAATTGAACAGGAGCAGCAGAAGGCAAGTGACCAATGAAAGTCAGGAAGCGAATGTTATTGAAACCAGACACACCATCCAAGAATTGGAACTTATCGTCTTTTAGAATTGAAGTAGCTTCTGTACCAGCACCGGAGAATGTAATTCCGATTACAGCACCGTTAGCATCAAGAACAGTAGAAACTACGGTCAGCACTTGAGCATTCTGTCCTGCGTAACCTGCGGTGTGAACTGGAAGTAAGTTGGAAACATAGAAATCAGCTCTATCAAAGCGACCAACGTCCCAGCTCATTGCAATCTCATCGTTACGACGAGGTACGAATTGGTTAAGACCAGTTGATACGATTTGCGCTTGAGCGATATCGCTTAAGTAGAACTTAGTGTCAGCTTTAGCTGCGCCGAAAGTACGGAACTGAGCAAGAGCTGCTGCCAATTGACCATAACTATTGATTTGAGTCACTCCGTCACCGTAGAATCTAAATGGTTCAGTAACGCAATTTTGGGCAACATTATTCTCAATTACAGCAGACATTTCCTCAACTGCACTTTTTCCGAACTTTTCCATGTAGTCCTCAACATTGAAAATGAACTGTTGAGCGGTAAATGCATAGGAAACGTTAATCGCTTGGTCAACTGTCAAGTTCTGAACTCGTTGGTCAGCAGATTGGAATGTAGCAACGAGAGATTGTGCAACTGTGAACCTAGGTGGTAAATCAAAGGTCACAGTGTCCCCTAAATTCGCAGTCAGTTTCTCGAAATCCTTGAACTTCGTATTAGCCGTAGCTACGAAGCAGTTCAAGTTCTGTAGGTAAGCCAGATTCGACATCTGGTAGGTTTGTACTTGTTGTAAAATGTTATTTGGAACAGCCATGTCTCTTCTCCATCAATCCATTGATTTAGAGAACAGACATGCGCCGTAGGCTGAGGACTAGACTCTTAGATAAGAGGCTTGTTTTAAGTCCCGTACATTCTTAGTACCATTGTCTGTTCCCACGGGCGAAGATTTCAGACGGTTTAGGGGTTCTTGAGCTGATTGCGCACTTGACTTAGCTTCCTCGTTCACTCGTATTGACGCGGCGAGCTTGTTAATCTCATTCCTAGCCATAGCGGGCGACTTATCGACCAGTACGCTAAGCTGAGCTAACTTCGCAGGATTCTTCTGCAACTCATAAATGATGTCAGCAGTGTTATCCGTTTGCGTAGCTAAGTACACTAATTGCGGGAATGCAGCGGGGTCAAAGTCAGCAGTAATGGCATCAAAGTCCTCATAACGAGCTTTACCTTGAGCGACCTTACTGAAATACTGTTGAGCCACTTCACTCACCTCCTTTTCAAGCTGCTCTTGCTGCCGCTTAGCTTCAGCTTCTTGCATCTGGTTCTGCATCATTGCCATCATCTGGGCTTGCATCTGCTCAGGATTAAACCCTTGCTGTTGCGGAGCCTGTTGCTGGCCTTGTTGCGCCTGTAGTTGCTGAATCTGTTGCTGTGCAGCTTCTAGTTGCTCTTGCATCTTCTGTTCTCCTTTGCGTTTGGCCTTTTTAACAAGCTCATTCACTTGGGAAACAGAAAGCATCTTTTCAGGAGGTACTTCCTCAGCCTGAGCTGCGGGAGTTACCACATCAGTGTCTTGCAATTCTTCTGCAATATCCTTTGCATCCATTTGAAACCTCACTGTTTCCGGTGTGACCGTGATCACCTACATCCGTTGTAGTTCCGACTATTTATCCCGCATAGCTACGTATTAGGCCTCTCATCCATCCTGGAGAGTTCAGGTGTAACTTTTACCTAGTATAAGCATAAGAAAACTAATTGGTAAAGATTACTTCTTTTTCATGCCTTTCAATGTCTCTGCTAATCTTGCTCTCTGACCTTCTTTACCTTTAGCCTTAGCAGCTTTAGCTAACTTCTTTGCAGGAATCTTCTTGCCTTCAGGAACGCCGAGTTCCTTATGAAGAGCGCCTTTATGTTTAATTGCACCTTGAATCCATTTCTCTGCCATTATTTCTTCTTCCTCTTCTTGCCCTCACGAGCTTCCGAATACGCGATTGCGACTGCCTGAGATTGCTTTTTCCCCGCTTCCATCTCACGCTTAACATTAGTTGAGAATCCCTTTTTGCTCTTAGCAGCTTTGCCTTTGACTAGGGGCATCTCAATCTCCTAAATAAAAGTCATCATAATGTTCTTCAAAACTACATCTTAGTTCATTCGGAATGCTATAGTATTTGCTTTCCTCATATTCTCGTCTGCGCCTTTTCTCAATATTGAGAGCGGTTCTTCTCTCTCTGTCCTTGCGCTTAACTTCTTCGCTGACTAATTCTTCTTTACTTCTCACTCTTCTTCTCCGGCTTCTTATTCTGAATCTCAGCTTGCTTAACCTCGTGACCATGCTTGGCAATGTCGAGATGGTGAGCGCTTGCACTAATTGCCATATTAACGGCCGTTCTAGCGTTTTCAGCATCATTAGATTCTTGCTTAATGACAGCATCTAGTTTAGCACTCTCAATCTTCGCCATAACTTCAAGGTAATCAATATCAGCAATCTTATTCTTAACTGCATCATCGGTCGCAATCTTCGTGAGTTGAACCTGAGCATTAAGTTTAGCTTCTTCGCTACGCTGCTGAACCTTAGCCATTTCAGCTTGAGCTTGCATCTGGAGAACAGCTTTAGGGTCAATCTGCTGAGCCATCTGCTGCTTAGCCATTTCTTGCTGTTCTGCCTGGGCCTTCTCTTGCTCTTGCATCCATTCTCCGGCTTGGGCACGTAGACCCTCGATGCCATGGATATCGATATTATCGAGTAGAATTCCAAGACCTTTAGCGTTCATAAAGGCATTGAAAGACTCGCTGGTCTGCATGAGCTGGATAATGGTTTCAAGACTAATCTGCTTCTGAACTGCAAAGTTGACTCCGGCTTCAACCTTAACTTCTAGGCTCATGGGGTCGTAGTCCATGTAGGGACTACCTTGGACATTGATGGTTTTGTAGGAACGTTTCCCATCAAGTTCTACGATTGGAAGGCTTCTAGGGGTGACGTAGTACTTTGGAATCAAATCTAGGATAATCTGGCAGACTCTATTCAATCCCTTCATGAAACCTACGGTATAGGGCATAGCAGCGGCGTTGGAATGCATTGCTCCTTGCATAATCGCGACGCCTGAAAGCTCATTATTCTGGATTCCAAGAGCAGCATCGTAGGAACCCAAGATGCCTTGAATAAGGTTATCTGACATCTGGAAAGTGTTGCTGATTTCAGGTGGGATTGGCGTCCGTTGGATTTCTCTTGGAGGCGCTAATTGAATCTCAGGATTGCCATCAAGAAAGGCGTTGTATAGGAGCGTACCGGGCTTCTGAACATTAATATATGCATCTACGTAATCCTCTGGCACTGATTCAACGGAAGCTATGAACTTATGTTCAACCGTATTTTCAAGTTCATTGGCAAGCGATTGACCTGCATAGTTCTTCAGGCGCTGAGCATCTCTAACATTATATATATAAGGTCTAGTCATCTGTTCAGCGCTAGAGTCATTGTTTTCACGAAGTACGGCTGAGTTACCATCGAAGAAGACTAGAGGAAGCATTTTAAAGCTTGTCTTCACGGGAGCTTCTAGGAGACCGACTCCGGTCATCCGGTATCTCGTAATCTCTTCAAGCATAGTATCGCGCATCTTTCCAACTGGAACTGGCGGCTGTTGGATGTAGCCTTCTTTATCCCAGAGAGCGAGGAACTCTTCATAATCTTTAATGGTCACCACTCTGCCATTGGACAACTTAGTAATACTTTGCTTCTTAAATTCCTTCTTATAGAAATCTGAGATTAAAACAATTTCCTTCTTGGCTGCGCGATACGACCAATTGAAACCTTGAAAGCTTCTGGCGCACTTTAGATTCTTTACAGCATCGCTGCCGTACTCGGCTGCTACATCATCTTTCTCGCGAGGGAATAGTTGGAAGCAGAATCCTCCGTCACCTTTATGGGAACGCCTAGCAAGTGGGTCGAATCCTGTGAGGGTTGGGTCGAAAACTCGTTCGGCGCAAATCTTCTGATCCATCGACATTTCGTTGAGGTAGTCAGTATAGACCTCTACTACTGAGAAGCCGCCTACGAGAATGTCGGTATAAACATCGTAGCTGAATCCATCATTATCAGAGTCAACTAGGATTGAACGGAAGTGAGCTTCTAGGACTGAGAGTAGTTCTGGATCGGCTTTAAAGCCATCCATTGCTCGCAGGACGAAGCCTGGCTCCATGCGAGAGAACTCACCTCGTAATCTTGAGAGATAAGCTTCCATCATATTGAATTCAATTTGGGGACGACCTAGAGTTGATAGTACGGCGATATCATCTTCGGTCAAGGTAGTCTTATAGACAAACCTCATGAATTGATGATAACGCTCATAATTCGGTCGGAAGTATTGGTAAGCCTGTTCAACTGAATCCTTAATGGCATCAAGTTGGCTAGTATATTTCTTTGCAATAGTCGCCATGTTCAAATCCTTTGAGTATAGGCTTTATTCTTCAGTGAATTGATGTAGCTAAATCTTCCCGCTGCCTCTAGGGTTTTACTTCTAAAAAGGGCATCTTTATGCGTATATCCATAGAGCATTTTATCCATAAGAGCTATACGTACTGCGTC